TTAGTGATTTAGCCATTCCAAGAATATTGAGTGTTATTGAGTACTGCTTGTAGTTCTGTTCCGTTGCCTTTTAAGACTCCGTTAATATTCAAATTTAGGGTTGGCATAGTAAACCCACTACTGCCGCCGAAACTCCCGCCGCCTTGTCGGGGAGAACTTATCTGCGAATTACTGTTTGTGTTCGCGCTCATTGCCATGCCGCCGCCTTTGAGGGCTGCTCCGGCAACAAACAGTAAAGCGGCTGCCGCAATTCCCGCCCCCGGTGCTAAGGAGTTTAACGCTGCGACTGCTGAATCTTTAATTGTTGCAATAGCTTCTAATTTAATCGCCATTTCCATCATCATTGCCCCGATTGCTGCAAAGAATCCACCGAGTAGTTGACTAAAATCAAATTTGATGTCTTGATTAAAGGCAGAAGCAAAACTATTTGCAAAAACATCTCCTAAAAGCATAAAAGAAGCATCAACAACCGCCTTGCTAAAATCGTCAAACAATAACATATCCTCGGTAAAGGAAATCTTAATGTCTTCGACAGAACCTTTTATCTTAGTTTTTATCGCTTCGACTTGGTTGTTTAAATTGTTATTAAAAACTTCCTGATTGAATATTTTACCAAGTTCGGGGTCTAAGATATAATTAGAAGAAATGCCGGGTATTTCTTTTGCTAACATAGGGACCATAAGTCCCTCCATAGATTTAGCTATTTTTTCGCGAGTAGCTTTGAGTTTGTTAAATCCTTTTTCCAACTTTAACCGATAAGCTAAAATTCCCGCTTCATTAGCTGCTAGGTTTGCCGCTAACTCATCCTCAATTTCTTTTAATGTTTTTTTGCCAAAACCCGCAAGCGGATTAATTGGCTTTGGGTCTGCTACCGTCGGGATATTTGCACCCATACCTGCAAACGCCTTTTGTCCGCCACGTAAGAAATCAAAGGCAGGGCTTTTGTATAGCTTCGTAGCTGATTCGTAGGTTCTATCTATAATTCTATTTAATCTTTCTATTTCGGATGTATCAATCTGAACGGTTTCTCTGTCGTTGAAAATTCCTGCCAATACTAAATCAAGCTGCAAATATGCCTTATGGATTCGGGCAAAACCCTTCTCCCAATCATCGACATATTTATAAATGGCAACTCCTGCGAGGGTTAACGCCCCAACGGTTAAACCAATCGGCCCCGTGAGTGCGGCAAATCCTAACGTTAAAACTGGCATTAATTGAATAACCCCACCAACGCCCAACAATAGCGGCCCAATAGCGGCGGCTAAACCTGCGACTTGCAAAATTAAATCCTTTGTGCCACCGTCTAAGTTGTCAAAGTAGGTAATAACCTTATTAACTGACTGTAATACTTTGGCGTACATAGGAAGTAACCGCTCTCCAAATCCCGCCGAAAGTTGTTTAATACTTTCCTCTAAAATTCGGGTTTGGTTTGCCGCCCCGTCTGACGTTCGGGCGAAATCTCCTTGTGCGTTGGTCGTCTTTGCCATTACAAAGGCGTACCGTAAATTGACCTTTTCACTTTCGGTCATGTCACGGATATTCTTTTGAATACCTTCCGACAATGCGAATGCCTTTAAGTTGGCTTCCGTCATTACAATTCCCAACCCTTTTAGACTTTCTGTTTCGCCCGTAAAGATTGATTTGAGGGCTGTTTCTGCTACGTCTATTCGTATGTTCTTAAAACTTGACAAATCTCCGGCTAACCCGACAAGCGTTTTACTCATTTCTGCTGCCTGACCGGTGTTGATGCCCATGCTTGTAGCCATATCACCGAACAACGCCGCTGCGTCAAGTGCCGCCCCTGAACTGATACCGAAATTGGTTAGACTGTCCTTTGCGAACTCGTGAATAACACCCGATGAAGTCTTAAAGGCAACGTTAACTTTATTCTGGGCTTCCTCTACATTAGAAGCAGCAGCAATGGCTTGTCTTGCCGCTAATAATACCGGAACGGTTATTGCAATAGATAACGCACCGCCAACCATTGTAGCTTTATCACCAAAGTTTTGCAGCTTATCCATCGCCCCGTTCACTTTGGCGTTGAACTTATTGGTTAGTGCATCTATGTCAACAAATAATTTATTATTCATCCTTTACAACCTTGTCGGCAAATATTGTGTAAAATAAGTTCTTCACGTTCTGTATCGGCATACTGTAATTTTCCTTTTCTTGCTGATCGTCAAATTCAGTCGGGTAAAGTACGTGGGCTTCTTTACGGTCGCCCTCCTTAACTAAAAAGTTATGAATCATTGTATAAACGCCCCGGTGCAATAACTTTTCACGGTCAAACTCGCGGGCTACTTTTTTTCTGTGACCCTCTGAAACGTTAAGGGCTTGCCGCCACGTCATTTGATACCAAAATAGCGTAGGAGCAAGCCCAATTTCACCACAAAAGTATGCTTCTAATTCATCGTCGGTTTGACTTTCCCCTTCGTTTTTTTTTGTTGCTTTTCAACGGTACTGACCAAAGAGTTTGCTAATTCTTCAAAAAGTTCAGGTAAATTACTGACCTTTTCTTCAACCTCTGCGGTTATAATATCCTCAAACTCTACCACGTTTAACGCAACTGGCTTGCGGTCTAAGCGGCATTGAACCACATAAGAGCTGTAAGCGTACTCCATCATGAATTCGCTCTGCGTAAATACGTCTAAGTTTCGTACGTCAAACCCCATGCTTTGCACGGAAGCTAACGCCATCCTCATTGACTTGTTGTTCACCGAAAGTGAAAGGGCGTTTTCGCCGTGTTTTAATTCAAATGTCATGCTACTTCGGCAATTGTTGGAAGCGAAACAACTTGTACGTTAAATGAATACTCAACCAATCCGTTATTCGGAGCGGGTAGGGTTGGGGATTCAACAAATCCGGTGAAAGAAAATAGGTTATCACCCGAAACGGTTGATTGTAACTTGAAAGACTTAACACCGCCGTTTGCATCTGAATAATTCAGTAAGTACAAAGAGTAAATGTCATTGTAGTTCAGTGAGTTTAGCCCGGGTGCGTTGTTCTCAATCGCCGTGATGCTTACAGTGTGATCGAGCAACGTTTTAATGTGCTTCTTATGCTTGCCCGTGTCCTTGCTTGTCACCTCAACCTTATCATTGGTTGGAGTTAAGGTTACTGTTACTTCGTCTTGAAATGTTTTCCAAGTAGGAGTACCCGAACCCATGTCGATAGAAAGACGGTAGTTGTTGCCTAAAATGTGGCTCATAATTATTTTTGTTTAATTCGTGATTCAATGTTTAAAACTCGTCGTAAAATGTAGTTCGTGTCGTTTGTGTCCGTGAAACTTGTGCTTCCTGTTACCCGTACATAAATTGGGCTAAAATCGTTATTCTCAACCATGCCTTTTTGATTCGGAGTTGGCGTTAATAATGCTGTTATCTCGTTACAAAGGGCATCTAAGGCAACGTAACTTAATGCGGTGTTACTTACTCGATTTATTACGTCCACGTTAGCCACGTAAGTCCCCGTGAAGGTGTCTTTTGTGTTGCTCGAAGTCATAAACCCGCTCGTAACCTTTGCAAATAAATCAGACGTTTCGCTGTGTGGCTGCTCAATAGAAAAGAGATCACCCGAAACGTTACCATTCAGGATTCTGTAAATTTCAGTAAGCAGATAGAACGTAGCATCTTTCATAACTTATCTAAATCGGCTTCGATGTTGCGTGTCAAAAAGTCAAGTGCCGAATATGCGGCGGGAATAATGTGTGGCCGTGCGGGTAGGTTTACTTGCCTAATCCCACGCCCTTTTAGCTGTTTTGCCATAGTTTCAAATCCTCGCGGAACGTCAACACCGCCACCCGTACCGAACTCCAAATAAGGTGCGTATGTGGCGTTAGCTGTTAACCGTGCCGTGTACCCCGCATTTTCAACGGAGCCTTTTATGTTCTGACGGTGAAAACCGTATTGAACTGGGGCGGAACCCTTCGCCATTGTTTCGGCATATCCCGCCGCTTCTTCAATGTTCTGCTGTGCCACTTGCTTTACGGCTCTTTTATAGGCTTCTGCCTGCTTTCGCCATTCATTAAAATTGGTTAAACCGTTCATCGTGCTGCTGTAATTATTACCTTTTTATCATCTTGGGTGAATAAAACTGACTGAATCGTTAAGCGAAACGAACGGAACTTGATGTAGTAACTTTCGTCAATCACGTAATTAGGATTTTTCCAGAACTCTATCTTGTAGCTTTGGCCGAACTCCTGACGGCTGCCGTTGCTATCCTTGTTCGGGGCTAATTGCGTAATAATTGCGTTTACTGTGTCGTGAATTGTTTCGATTGATTCGATTACGCCACCCGCTGCATCTGTCGCTTTTGCCTTTGAACATATCTGAATTGGTTCACTAAACTTCTCCATCGTCCTTGTATCGTGCTAATGAGCGGTTTAAAATATCGTCCAATCTTGTTTTATCAATGCCTAAAGAAACCGAAAGAACTTGCTGTCCTTTTTGATAAACCACCCCGTCAATACTCGTATTGGTCAAAAAAACCAAATCGGTAATTTCTTTAATTTCTTCGGGAGTTAGTTTAGGCTTAATAGATTTCGACATAATTAAAATGTTTGCGTACTGATTGTTTCGGTGTCATATCGCTTTCAAAACAAGAGGCTACCGAGCGAATCAATAACTCTTTGATATTATTTGAAATAGACTGCTTTGATGTAATGTAACTTAGCTTGACACCGTTGGGAAACTCCCCAACTAAGGTAATGAAACCGCCCGTATCTAACAATGTGAACGAACTTGCATCAATCGCAACGCCTAAAAGGTCTGTTACGGTAACGGTTGTGTTTGCCTTAATTGGAAGAAACGGGAGGGGTTCATCATCACAAAATGTCTGCCAAGACACATTAACACTACGCTCGTCTATTAGTGTTACGTTCTTGAATTGCTCTAACGACTCACGAATAGACGTAATTAATCGAGTTAGTTTAGTGTCGTGAGCATCAAACGTTACGTTTAGATATTGCTTCACGTCCGATAAGCTAACTGGCTCTGCACCGATGGTTTCACCCGACTTCTTTACGATAATTCCGTAGGTCATTTTTTCGCTTTAGTGTTTTTTATTTCGGTAATAAAACCGTCTTTGATAAGTTCGTTTACGTATTCGGCAGGGACGTTCGTTAGAACTGTCCTTACCGCTACGCCTGCAAACTCAATTGCAACTCTATACATATTTTTTACGCTTGTAGTGCGGTAGCCGCCGTTGAAAATGTCCCCTTAACAAACGCACCCAGTTCTGGAGTTTTGATACGTGAAACGGCTCTAAGCGATCCCGCAATTGTGATGAAATCTTTCAAGACATCATCTTCGTTTTGGTCATACGTGTTAATTGTTAACGCTCGGTAATTGAACCATGCAAATTTCGTAAAGTCGGCCATTAGAAAAGTTCCCGGCGTAATGTTATGGTCAGCAATCAAAGGAATGCCGTTAACATCATAACCCGTATTTGAAAGATACAAAGGCATTACGTACTGTCCTGTGCTGTCTTTAATTGTTTTAATTTTCGTCAAGTCTGCTGGACTAATTAAGCAAGCATTAGGCGTATATTTCCCCTTACCAGCTACGATAATTTGCAAATATGCGTGTTCTAAAACATCTCGCATAGTGACACCCGTTAAGGTTCCTATGCCTGCCTGACGAGCAAAAGCACTTGCTTGGTTAATAATACCATTGTGATTCTCGCCTGAATTGTCACCACTAAGTACTTGGGTTCCAACTTGGATTAAGAAATCCTCGCGTAACTCGACAATAGTTTCGTTCAAAGTAAATTCTACATCCTCAATGTTTTCTTTTGAGATTTTAGAATAAGCGGTTGTTTTCTTTGCTGATGCTTGTTCCTTGTCAAACTTGTAAGAAACTTGATTGAACTTGGCTCCTTCGGCAGTTTGACTCACGCCGCCTTCCGAAGCTGTCTTGATAACCCACTTTACGATTTCTGAATTAGTTGTGCCTATTCGGATATAATCTAATATATTGGGTGTTGCTTTTGGGGCTTTGGCAATCCCCGCTTCTACATCTGCAAAAAGGTCCCTCAGCCCAACTGTGGCAGAATAGCCACGTGTCATGTCTGAAACGGCTTTTAACTGAATATCGTCAAACGTCATTCTCATCCCGCTCTTTATTTTTGGGATGTTGTCTTTTGTAAATACTTTATCCGCTAATTGGTTCGCGAATACAGAACCCGTTTGATTCGTGCTTTTGCGACTTAGTTCGATATTGTCTAGCTTGTCCTGCTGCTTAGTTAATAAGTCGGTCAGTTCAATTAACTTATCCTGAGCGGATTTTAATTCTAGGGTGCTGGCTTTTTCTTTAACCATAGAGATAAACTCTAGTTTTTGGGTGTCGATTTGCGACTTGATTCCGTCCGCTTGTTCTTTGATTGCGGCTTTAATTTCAATTAATTCCATTCTTTGCTTTAGATTTTAAATTGTTCGATTAATTCGAGAAATTCTGTCGTCGGCAAAGTGTCTGGTGACGGCTTTGTGAGTTGCTTTATTTGCTCTTGTATATATTCAAATTGCGGTATGATTACCGTCTTAAATGTTTCGTCTGAATACGTGCCACTTGCTAGGGCTTTCGCAAGGTTTTTAAATAATTCGGCGTAATCGGCGGCTGACTTTACGCCTATTACCGGCGTAAACGGGTTAGCTGCATCTACTTGCAAACCTGACCCTTCGACTAGGTACAATTCAGAAAGGATGTTACCCTCAATACTCATTTGTTCTTTTATCTTTCGATAGCCTATTGAGTGTTGGGTTATGATTTTATCTTCGACCATTTTTAAGTAATCTTGCCCTGCTGTCCAGTTCCCCACTTTTCCTTCATAATACAGTCCGTAGTCATCTTCTTTTAATTCCAGAAAATGACCTACGTTTTTATATTTATCGTGGTCTTGGAGAAAACGAATGGATTTTTTGCCGTTCGGGCCACGCTCGGCAATTGTTTTGGCAAATGCCC